TAAAAGGATTAATAAGAGAACTTAAAGCAAAAGAAAGAACAGAAGTAAAAAGCATTAATAATACAAGAGCTTTGTCTAATGGCTATAGAGAATTAGCAAGGCAGGTTGATGTTAGTAGCCGTGAGTTTAGAGAAGCTACAAGGGAAGCAAACAGATTAGATAGGTCACTTAGAAAAATGCAAAAGACTGCTAGTCGTGGAATGGGTGGCAGGTTACGAGGTGCTGCAAAAACTGCTGGTGCAATTGCTGGTGCTGGTATTTTTGGTGGAGTAGAAGGTTTTGCTGGTGCAACAGTTGGAGGCATTTTAGGTGGTGCACAAGGAGCAGTAGTTGGTGGTACTGCTGGTGCAGCTTTAGGTGGAGCTAGGCAATCCCTTGCAGAAATTGCAAAATATAATGCACAACTAAGACAACAACAATTTGCTTTAAAATTAGTTATTAAAGATACTGATAAATATAATAAAGCACAAAAATTCTTAACAGAAACTAGTGAGTCGTTAGCAATTCCTCAAGATGTAATTGTAAGACAATTTACAAGCCTTACAGCTTCTGTTGTAGGTGCTGGTAAATCAGTAGAAGATGCACAAGATGTATTTTTATCAATAGCTTCTGGTATTAGAGGTACTGGTGGATCATTAGAAGATATGAGGTCAGCGATGGTAGCGACTGCTCAGGTATTTTCAAAAGGTAAGGTGTCTGCGGAAGAGTTGCGTCAGCAACTGGGTGAGAGACTTCCAGGAGCTTTTACATTATTTGCTGCTTCTATGAATAAGACACCTGCTGAGTTAGATAAAGCATTGGAGCAAGGTAAAGTAACTCTTGATGACTTTATGGGTTTTTCAAAACATTTGTTTAAAAATTATGGAGAAAATGCAAAAATTCTAGCCACATCTCCAGCAGCAGCAGGTGACAGATTAAATACAGAATTAAGTAAATTAAAACAAAATTTTGGTGGATTTTTTGCAAATATTGGTGCAAATATTCAAGACTTTGCAACTAAATTATTAAAATCATTAAATGATAATCAAGTAAACGTAAAAAAATTTATTTCTAATATTGCAAATTTTTTTATAGGTGGTTTTAATGTTGTAAAAAAAGTAGTTGTTGATGCTTTTAATATAGTAAGTAAGTTAGTTATAGGCATTGGTAAAGGAATAGCAAATGCATTCCAATTTGTAACAGATTTTATTAACGGTTCTATTGATGCAATAAATCAAAGTGTCAATAAAATAAAAGATATACCACTTGTTGGTAATTTATTTAAAGATTTTAAAGATATAGAAAATATTACTGTAGGTGATACTGTAAAAGGCTTAACTAGTTTTCTTTTACCGATTACAGAAATTGAAAGTGTCAAAAATTATGGTAAAGAATTAAAAAAAGTTTTTGATGATACAAAAAAATTAACTTCTAAAGAATTTTTTGAAAATCCAGAAGAGTTTACTAATCTACTTAATTCTGTAACAGAAGGTATGAACAACATTACAAACGCTACAGATGATTTAAAAACTAAAGGTAGTGAAGCATTTACAAATTTAAAAACAGGAGCGCAAGGATATTTAGATTCTATAAAAGATATTGGAAAACAAATTTCAGATACATTTCAAAGTGCATTTAAAAATATGGAAGATGCACTTGTTAATTTTGTAACTACAGGTAAATTAAATTTTAGCGATTTTGCAAGAGATGTAATAGAAAACATTACAAGAATAATAATAAGGCAAAAAATTATGACACCTTTATTAAAAGGAATAAGCGGTGCTTTTAATTTAGGTCTAAATTTTAATGCTACAGGTGGTGCATTTGGTAAAGATGGAAAAATACAGGCATATGCAAAAGGTGGCGTAGTATCTCAGCCCACATTTTTCCGTTACGGAGGTGCGGGTAATTTAGGTCTTATGGGCGAAGCTGGTTCTCCAGAAGCAATTCTTCCATTAAAACGTGGACGTTCTGGTAACTTAGGTGTTGAGTCTAATGGTGGTGGATCTACTAATATAAGTGTTAATGTTGATGCTTCTGGTTCAAATGTGGCAGGGGATACTCAAAATGCACAACAATTTGGCAATGCTATAGCAACTGCAATACAGTTAGAAATAGTAAAACAAAAACGTAGTGGAGGTTTACTCGCATAATGCCTACATTTCCATCAATAGAAGCTAGTTTTGGTTTACAAAAAAATTCTGCCCCAACAGTTATTCAAGTAAATTTTGGAGATGGTTATATTTCAAGAAATACGTTTGGCCTGAACCAAAATAAAAAAAAATATAATTTAACTTGGAAAAATATAACAGAAACTGATTCAGATACTATAGAAACATTTCTAGATGATAGAGCTTCAGATAATGCAAGTTTTACATATACACCGCCAGCAGAATCAAGTTCTTCTCAATTTGTATGTCTTAATTGGTCAAAACAAATAAATTATGCTAATAGGGCAACAATTACAGCAACATTTGAGGAGGTATTTCAACCATGACAATACCAGTTGAGCAGCTACAAAAATTAGACAACATAACAATTATTGAATTGTTTGAATTACAACTTTTTGCACCTATTCATTATGCAACTGGAGATACAACAGCAACCACTTTGTACAGATTTCATAATGGTACAAATGAAATAAACACAGATATTATTTGGAAAGAAAATTCTTATACAGCTATTGCATGCCAAGCTGAAGGATTTGAAACAGGTGATAATACAGTAATGGCAAGACCTACAATGACTTTTGCTAATACGGTTGGTAATTTTTCAGCAATTTTGCAAATTGTTAATAATTTTACTCAATTTAATGATCTTCAAGAAGCAAAAATTACAAGAATTAGAACAATGGCACAATTTTTAGATGCTGCAAACTTTTCTGGTAATACTAATCCTTATGGAACACCTGATACAACAAAGGAACTAGAACAGCAGAATTTTTTAATTAATAAAAAAATTGTTGAAAATAATCAAATATGTAGTTTTGAACTTGTAAATACTATTGATTTTGAAACTAAACAAATACCACGATTACAGATAACAAAAAACAGATTTCCAGCAGTTGGGAGTTATGTATTTGTATGACTTGGAAAGAAACAGCTAAAAAACATTTTATTGAATGTTCACCTAGTGAAGGTTGTGGTTTGTTAGTGGAAAAGGACGGAAATGAATTTTTTTATCCTTGTAAAAACATTGCTTCTCATGTTGATGATGAGATAACTTTTGCTATTGACCCTTTAGATTTTGCTGCTTGTGAAGATAGTGGTGCTGACATATTAGCTGTAATCCATTCTCATGTAGAAGGCAGCGCAGACCCTTCTGAAGCTGATATAAATAACTGTAAGATTTATATGATGGATTGGTACATTTACTCGATCCAAGATGATAAGTGGCACTTTGAGGAGACAGAATTATGATTAGAAAAATAAAATTATATGGGCCTTTAAGGAAATTATGTGGTGTTAAAGAATTTAATGCAGATATTTCTAATGTCGATCAAGTTTATAGCTTTATAAAAGTAAATTATCCTAATTGCCAACAGCATTTGACAGAAGCTTGTTACAGCATAGTGATGAATAATAGAGATATAACTTTTGCAAATTTAATTATTAAGGGCGAAGGGGATATCAAAGTAATACCTTTAATATCTGGTAATTTCTTTCTCCCTTTTATAACTACTTTATTTGCTGGTTTTGCCAGTAGTGCTGTAACTGGTACGGCTGCACTTTTATCTGCTCTTGCTGTAGGTGGATTAAGTTTTATATCTGATTTACTTGCCCCAACCCCTATTGAACCACAATCAGATCCGCAAGTTGCATCTTTTTTAAGTAATCAAACAGCAAATACAACGAAAGCTGGTGGTGCTGCTCCTTTGGTTTTCGGAGAGTGTTTAGTAGGATCTGTTGTTATCAGTGCTGGGGCTGATACAGTAGAAATAGCTGATAGTACATAGATTATGGCAAGAGAAATTAGCAATGTTAATTTTCAGCTACAAGAAGATTTACCAAATAATTTTGTAAAGGCTGTACAGTTTTTTACTTTTCTTGATTTAGTTTCTGATGGTGCCGAGATTGAAGGTTTTTCTACACCTTCAAAAAATAATGTCGCAATACCTACTTCTCTTTTAAGTCCAAGTACTGCAAACAGTCCAGAATTAGTTAGTGATGATGAAAGAAACTATATTGAATTAGCACAACAAGACATTTTTT